GGTCGTTTTGTTACTTATATTAGATTAAATGCTCATAAAATGCATGAATATGGTGTTACTGCTGAAGAGATAAGTCAATTATGTAATGAAAGATTTGGTGATATTACTAAAGTATTCATGGAATTTAATATTGATATACAAAAAGATATTATTAATGTATTTAATAATGATAAATGTACTGATGAAATGGTTAAATCTTTACAATTCATTGATAAGAATGGATATGAAACATCTATTTTATCAATTGCTGAGTTAACAACTTGGAAAGATGAGGCTGTTAAGGATATTGGTGGTGAAGATGCTTTCAATCAAGAGTATGGTTTGAGATTTATTAATGGTAGTAAATCATTATTAAATGAGTCTCTTATTGAAGATTTGTTAAAAGGTAAAAGACATTATGAATTTCAAGAACTTGATGAGTTGAAAAAATTAAGATTTAGTTATCAAGATTTAAAGTGGATAGATGATGATGATGCTTTTATTCCTATCAAAAGAAAAGAGTACAAAATAGTAATGTCTGTAGATATATCAGAAGGATTGGGTCAAGATTATTCTATTATAAATATATTTAAAGTTAATCAAAAATCGACTGAGTTGATAGAAGAACAAAAGTTTAGATATAAATCAATAACTGACTTTTTTAGATTGGAACAAATTGCAATTTTTAGAAATAACTTTGTTTCTGTTAAACAATTATCTGAATTATTATACTTAATTGCCTTTGAATACTTTAATCCTGAAAATGTTAGAATTGTATTAGAGTTAAATAACTATGGTAATACTTTATTAGCTGAGATGCCACATGTATTTGATGGAAATAACCAATATGGTTCTTCAATTTTTGTTAGATATAAACATAGAATAGACTCTAATGAGGAGAAAGTTGGTTTGAAAGTTGGTGATAACAAAAATATGATGGTTAAAGATTACCAAGACTTAATGCAGAGTAAGGGAATTATAGTTACTAATGAAGATAATATCAGAGAGATTACAACATTTGTTAAACACGTAACAACTTCTGGTAACATTAGATATGCAGCGGATGTTGGACATGATGATACTGTTATGACATTAGTTAACATGACTTCTATATTTCAGAAGACTGAATTTAAAGAAATGGTTGAAGAGTATGGTAATAAGAATAAATCATTTATGGATTATATCAATAAATGTATGAACGAATCAGAATTTGTTGAAGGACTTGATTATGGTCAAGTTTTAAGAGCTAGAAAGCAATTCATGAATAGACCTAAACCAAATAATTATTCATCTGGTAATAATTGGTTTAATAAATAAAAAAAGTCACTCAATTTGAGTGACTTTTTTAATTTTCTTCCATTGTTACTGATAAACCAGCACTTTGTAACTTTTCTTTCATTGTTGAAATGGTTTCAAAGTCACCATATTTAACATCACAAACTCCATTATGGTGTACTATATAAGCACATTGGTTGGCTTGTTCATACTCGTGTTTACACACTTTCATTAGACAGGTAATTACCCAATCAAATGAATTAAAATCATCATTATGTAAGTCTATTCTATAAGGTTTGGAAAGAATTTCTTCAACCTTTGACTCAACTTGTTCTTTTGTTTCTGCCATAGTCTATGGATTATTTTTGATTATATATTATACTTCGGTTCCTTGAATTATTGTTTCTGTTTTGTTTACAACATCAACAACTGTTATTTTTATAGATTGTGTTTTAGCCCATTCTATAAAATGTGGTAAATGTAATTCTCTATCATCAAACATAATAAATTCTTCAACTCTCAATGACTTTATTTTTTGTTCAAAAAGTTTAATTTTAAAGTGTAAAGTATCACCACCCCAGTTTAAATGAACTTCATCAAACTCAATATCATTCTTTTCAAAAATTCTGTCAATGTTTTCTCTCATACCTTCAACCTTTTTAAGTCTACCAGTTGCTAACATTACAAAGTTTTCAGAATTGTCAGAAAAATGTAAAAATTTATCATACACCCAATCATTTAATGGTATATCAAATATATCTATATCAATAGTATCTGCCTTACCCCACCAACCTCTATGAGGCCAAACATTACCGGTTTTTTCTAAAAAAAATGGTTTACCTTCTTCAGGTTTTGGTGTGTGGAATAAAGTATCGTCAAAGTCAAAACAGACTAATCTTTTGTGTTTCATAATAAACTATATTTTTACAAAGATAATAATTATTTTATATATACAAACAAAAAATGAAAGTTTATGGAAAACTTTAAAAAAATATCATCTTTAATACTTTTAGGAATACTATTGATTTCATTATTCTTGAATGTTAGAAGTTGTACTAAAATAGATAAAGATAAGTATAAACATTTAGAGGAAACTAATAAAAGTTTGCAAACTTCAAGAGATTCTTTAGTTAGAATTAATAAAACTTTGAAAAAAGATTTCTCTTCTTTGCAAGATTCTATTGATAAAAGAAATGTGATAATTGATAAGTTAAAAGGTGATTTAATACAATCCGATAAAAGATTGAAATCTGCTAATGCTGAAGTTGATAGATTAGAAAAAGAAAAAAAGAATACTGATAAAAAAATTGCTGATTTGTTAAAGAATCCTATTAGAAGAAATGATGATGATTTAATTAAATCATTAAAAAATAAATTAAAATCATGAAAAAGTTATTAATAATTCCAATATTACTTTTATCATTCTTATCATTCTCTCAAGATTATCCAGGAATTGAGTTAAACGAAAGTGGTCAAAAAGTTGTAGTCTTTACATTTAAACAAGCTCAAAAAATAGATAATGATTTAGAAGTTTATTCTTTACTAAAAGTTACCAGAATTCAATGTGATAGTCTTAATTTAAGTTATGTAAAGGTTATAGATGAACAAAGAAATCAGATTGTTATATTAAAAAGTATCAATGAAAAAGATATTAAACAATTAGTGGACAAAGATAAACAAATTAAAAACTTATCGGATCAAAACTCAAACTTAGAAAAAGATGTTAAGTTATGTGATGATCAAAGAAAAAATGATCAAACTCAGATTGATGGTTTAAAGAAAGATATTAAAAAAACAAAGTGGAAATCTTTAGGTGGTGGTTTTGTAGTGGGTGTTGTGACTATTCTTATTACTATCTTATTAGTACCATAAAATGATAAAAAATGAGTTTTTATTCTTAATATATAACTTATAAAAAAATTAAACTTAAATATGAAACATATTAGAACATTTGAGTCTTATAAAACGGTAAAGGTTAAATTGTCAACTATTGATGAAAAGTCATTTGTTGAAGCAGTTAAAGAATCTGTTTTAAACATTGGCGATATTTACAAAGTAAGATCTATGGTTGATATTCCTCAATCATTAATAAATTCTTATGTTAAGAAAGTTAAAGATACTACTGGTAAAAACTTACGTCAGTTTTTTGGTGATGTTGAAATCGCTGAGGAGTTGGTTAAACATATAACTACTACTGGATTAGACATTGAAAAAATTGCTGGTAACGCTCTTATGGGTGGTGCTCAAGGACAAGGTCAGGGACAAGCTCAACCACAAGTTCAAGTAGATACTCAGGCTGAACCACAAGCTCAAGGACAAGCTCAAACTCAGGGCCAAGGACAAGCTCAAACTCAGGGCCAAGGACAAGCTCAAACTCAGGGCCAAGGACAAACTCAAACTCAAACTCAAGGACAATCTCAAGAAGGTCAAGAATTTGAAGAACCACAAGGACAGGGACAAGGTCAAGGTCAGGGACAAGGTCAAGGTCAGGGACAAGCTCAAGGACAAGGACAGGTACAAGGTCAGGGACAAGGTCAAGGTCAGGGACAAGCTCAAGGACAAGGACAAGGTCAGGGTCAAGGACAGGGTCAAGGACAAGCACAGGGTCAAGGTCAAGGTCAAGGTCAGGGACAAGGTCAAGATGAAGAGGAAGAAAAAGAAGAAGGTGAGAAAGATAAAGAAGATTTACCTTTATAAAAATACTAGTTTCTAGAAATTTAAAACCCATCAATAAAATGATGGGTTTTTTGTTTTAATATATACACTATGAGATTTATTAAACTATTTGAAAACTTTGACTTAGGTGATGAGTACTTAGATAAGATTAAAGAAATATGGAAAGTAGATCCATTAGATTTTCGAGATGTTGTTTTATCTTGTTTAGATTCTGCTAACATTTATAGTGGATGTGATTTAACTTTTGTTCTTTGGTATCCTTATCCAGACTCAAACCTTGAAATAAAGCCTATGTTTTATTTAGAAGGTGAAGTTATTAAAAAGGGACCTTGGTTTGGTAATTTAGAAGAAATTGTCAAAAGTGAAAGAATTAAAATTGGTATAGAAACAATTATACCACATTTTCCAATTGATAGAATTGATAGCTTCTGTGGAGAATGTAATGCTAGATTTAGAAGAATGGGTATTCCTTATATCTGTGATAACCCAGATTCATTTGGAGAATCTTACTTAATAGAATTTGATTACACTTGGAGAAAATCATATTTAGAGAAATAATATATACACTATGAGATACTTAAAAACCTTTGAAAGTCATAATAACAAAGACATTCTTATCATCGTTGATGTTCAAAAATCATTTAAAAAATTCTTTAATGAATTATATTTAAGTAAGTTGAAAAAGTATTGTAATAAGTTTAATAGAGTTTATCAAATATGGGATAATCATCATCTTGGTCAAAATGTTGATAAAGACTATTTATATGACAGAGATCCTGAAATACCAGTTGATGGAGACCTTTATCATTTCCCTAATCAAAAAGATCTTATTGAAAAAAGATATAACTATGATGTTAATGCTGATTTTTATAAAAAAGTATTAGATGATGATGTTTATGAAGAGGTTAAAAATAAAGAAGAACGTGACGAATTAAAACAAGGAGATCATTTTCCAACTAAAGAAGGTACTATTATAGTATTTATTGGAAATAATCATCGTTGGTATCATATGCCTAAGAAACTTCATGAGTTGTTTATGGAAATAACAGAAGCTCAGAATGAAGATTTAAGTGAGATTAGAAATGTATTTTTAGTTGGTGGTGCTGATGGTGAGTGTTTAGATGATGTAGAAGTAGCTGCTGAAATTATGGGTGTTCAAATCAAAAGAAATCCAAAGTACATTTATTCAGCTTCACATTGTCCGATAAAATAATCTGATATTATGCCAGCAAAAAGTAAACAACAATTTAAATATATTTGGGCAATGCGTCGTAAATATAAATCCAAAAAGAAAGCTCCTAAGGGAATGAAGTGGATATTTAATAAAGAGTGGACTGATGATATATCTTTCAAAAATTTACCTAAAAAAGTAAAGGAAGCTCATTTACATGACTTTATTAGCTTCGTTAATGAAAACTATAGATTTTAAGCTACTATTAAATAAACATCCAAATCTTTAATCTGAAAGTAAATTTCCATACAATCCTGATATCTTTCAGGATCCTCAAAGAACGTAACTTCTAACGTATATGGAATTCCATTTATTTCTGAGATATAAGATCCTATTTGATCGTTTAAATCATTTCTAATAGTTTCAGCTGATAGTTTTGTTTCATGTAAATAATAATGTAAATCACCACCAAAGTCAGGTTGTCCAAAAACCTCACCTTTATTAGTGAATAGAATCATTTCCCATTTTTGTACAATAACCGCTATAACATCATCTTCGATGAGTTCTTTATCTCTGAATCTTGGATGACCAGGATAACCTAAATAAAAATCTGAAAAATTATAATTCGCCATGTTCTATATATTAAGAAATGAAATCTCTTAATTACAGCAATATATCTTTAAACTTACCGATTATTGACATCCCTAAGATAATGGGGTCTGTATTACCTTCTAACTTAGATGAGTAATCAGATATTACATAGTTACATTCAAATAACTTTGGTATAAGATGTTTTTGTTTATCAACAATATACTCAACAAATGGTCTACCTAATAACTTAATCATCTGGTCAATCTTTTCTGGACCAAAAGTTCCCATTAAAAAATGATAAGTTTTATCATAATCAGAACCGTAATCAAAAATTGCATTATATAACTCTTGTTTTACTTTATTAGAAACGTTTCCGGTTAAAGTGCTATTTCCAGTTTCTAAGAAATCTTGTAACTCAACTAATATACTTCTAAAGTCTGGGAACTTTTTAGTTACAATTCTAACTAAATCTTCTTTACCAACTTCTTTGTTCTCCGATGGTAATATTGAGTTTTGTATTCTCAAAAACATTTCTTTTTTAAGAAATCTTTCTTCATCTAAATTTTGACAATCAAAATCAATTGATTTAATTCTTGATTTTAAACCACCACTTATTTTTTCAATGTGATTAGTTGTTATTATGAATCTAACTTTATCATTATATTTTTCAATAAATGCTTTAAATGCATCTTGGAAGTTAGCAGACACTCTTTCGAACTCATCCAAGAATACATACTTAATATCAGAGTCAGTTTCAAACATTGGTTTAGTCTTACAGAAGTTTGATATTTCATCTCTAAGAAAATCAATAGATGTTTCTTCTGAGCAGTTTACTTCCATGAATGGTGTATCTTTTGAATATTTACCAATTAGTATTCTAGAGAGTGATGTTTTACCTGTTCCATAATGACCATAGAATATGTAATGTTGAGTTACGCCCAACGTAAATTGTTTTCTTATTCTTGGTAGAAGAATTATATCTTCAAATGTTCTGGGTCTCCATTTTTCCCATAAAAGTAATGATTTAACTGACATATAATCTCTTTTTTATTACTCTGTATATCTGTAAATAGAAAGAAAGTTTATTTAATATATATCGATATGGGTAAAGAATTAACAACTGATATTTTCATAAAAAGAAGCGTTGATAAACATGGTGATTTATATGATTATAGCTTAGTAGACTATAAAAAAATGAAAGAAAAGGTTGATATTAGATGTGTAAAACATGATATTAAGTTTAAGCAATCTCCGTTAAAACATCTAGATTCAAAGACAGGTGGATGTCCTATGTGTAATTCTATTGGTAAGGGAAAACTAACTACTGAAGTTTTTATCAAAAAGTCTAAATTAGTACATAATAATCTATATGATTATAGATTTGTTGAGTATAAAAAGTCAAATACTAAGGTTAGGATAATTTGTATTAAACATGGTGAGTTCGAGATTACTCCAAACTCACATTTAAATGGAAGAGGTTGTCAAAAGTGCGCTGGTAATTACAAATACTCAATTGAGAATCTTGTAACTAAATATAAAGAAATATTTGGTGATGTTTATGAATACGACTTCACAGGATATAAAAATATTAAAAGTCATATTAAATTAAAATGTCCAAATCATTCATATTTTAGTATATCAGCGGAGTCTCACCTTAAAGGATTTGGATGTAGTTCTTGTGGTAAATTTAGTATTGGGGAAAATGAAATTTCAAATTATCTAGAAAGTAAAAACATTGAATATGAGAAGCAGAAATCATTTGATGGATGTGTATATGTAAATAAAATGCAGTATGATTTTTTCATACCTAATAAAAATATTTGCATCGAATATGATGGTGTACAACATTTTAAACCAATTGAGTATTTCGGAGGTGATAAAAATTTTAAATCACAATTAATAAAGGATAAAATAAAGAGTGATTTTTGTAAAAATAATGGAATAAAGCTTGTGAGAATTCCATACTATGAATATAAGAATATTCATAAAATATTAGAAAATGAGATATGATAGGTGAAAGATACAACTTTGAAGATGTCTTCTTTCGTGATCTAACAGTTTGTGTTTTAGATACTTTAGAAGGACAAATAAAATGGAATAACAGATTTACATCAGGTGATGTCTTTGTTCAAGTTCCAATTTACTATTCACTTACGGGAGATGAAAGATTTTTATTGGATTCATTCTCTGATGATATAGTTTCCGAAAATAGATATGTTGAGTTAAATACTGATATTATTCCGAGAGGTCATTTAACAATGACTGGTTTTAATATCAAATCGGATGAGTTTGCCAATCCAAATGTTTGGCTAAGAACTGTTATTGAAAATGAACAAGAGATAAGAAAAATACTTGCTAAGGTTAGGGCTATTCCAATAACTGTTAATTATGACTTAGAAATTTATCTAACTAGTGAAATAGATACTTTTAAATGCAGTCAAGCTATTATGAATACTCTTTGGATTTATAAGTTTATGTACTTTGAATATAATTTTATGAATATAGATGCTGTTTTATTAATGCCTGATACTAATACTGTCCAAATGGTTAGAGAGAAAACCCTTACAAGTGATAACAAGATATCATTAAAGGTTTCTTTTACAGTTGAAACGTATTACCCAGCATGGCGACCTGATAGAGTTAGTGATGTGGGTTATGTTAGAAATAGTGGTGATGAAGAATGGCCTTTAAATACCACACCATATGGTGGTACACAAAGTTTTGTAGATACAGGTGGTACTGTTGGTGGATCTGATAAGTATGGTTCTTTTACTAATAAAGACTATAACGCTTTAAAACCAAAAAGAACTAAATGGTTTGATAACATTTTAAGAGCGAGAGAAAATGCGAGTGGTAATTTCAACCAACCAAAAAAGTAAAAAAGTGATAAATAAAAATGGAAAAAAATGATTTTTTACACTTAATATATACATTATAATTAAAAAAATATTTAAAAATATGAAGAATCTAAAACTTGAATTATTTAACTTTAAAAAGAATTTGAGTCTTGAACAAGACGAAATTTCTGTGATAGTTGAAGGTCATATGAATGCTTGCAACGAAGCGTCTGAAAAGACTATTGTTCTTTCTTTGAATGAAAGACTTAAGCCTTATACTTATGATAAAACTGTTAAAAGTCTATTAGAGAACTTAAATGATGATATGAAGACTTATGAATTAGTATATGAATTGAAAAATTTATATAATGTTCTTAATTCTAAAAATCAAGGTGAGTTATACAGACACCCTATTAATGTTCTTTTACAAACTATCAACTTGGAAACTGACCAGGATAGAATGTCTAAAGTTCTTAACGAACTTGCAGTTTATGACTGGGTTCCAGAAATCAAATTATTTGTACATAATTTAACTAAATCACCTGAACAAAGAACAAATTTGTTAAGTGGTGGTAAAGGTGAATCAATCTTTACAATTGTTGAGTCAGTTGAAGATGGTCATATTGCTTTAGTTAAAGACTCTTGGTTTTTATTAACTGAAAATGTTGTTGAAAAAACACTTTTGGAAAATCACATTAAAGATGCTAATGATTTAAAAACTATGAGAATGTTAGAAACAGCTATGAGATATGCTAACATTAGTGAAGATAGAGTTAATTTCAAAATTTCTGAGTATCTAACAATTGGTTTATCTGTTGCTAAGAAAGGTAAAGTATTTGTAAATGATGATGAGATGAATGAAGAAACTACATTGGAAAGTTTATTCAATTCTCCAATTATTCCAATTGTGAATAAAAACTTTTATCCAATCTTATTAGAAGTTTCTTCTAACTTAGATAAATTTGTTGAGTTAGATGTTGTTAAAAGAGTTAATAACTTAATCAACCCTTATTTAGAGTGTTTCGCTTTTAACTACAAAAGTGCTACTTTCTTATACAGATGTGATGAGAGATATGGTAACTCATTCTTCAAATACGAATCAGCTTTAGAATTGGTAAATGAAGTAAGAAATGAATTAAACTATGACTTAACTTATTTCTTTGAAAATAAATTAGGTAAAGAGTTAATTGTTAAAAGAAAACTTGAAGATAAAGAAAGAGAAATTACTCTTAAATTGGAGGACGTTAATTTTAACATTGATAAATTAAAAGGTTCTATCAAAATGATTGGAGAATCTAAAGTTTTAACTACTGCTTTAAGTAACTTAGAAAAAAGAGAAAATATTTTAAATTCAGAATTAGAAGGTGTTAAAGAACTACAATATAAAGAAAGAATTAGAGGATAATTACTTTAATAAT